GGCACTACCAGTAGCGGTTGCGGCGTTAGTAATTGTACCATTACTGAATGTTACAATACTGTGACCACTTAAAGTGATTCCAGTATATGCACCTTTTGAATAATCAAAAAGTCCAGTATCAGGTCCGTTACCATCATTTTCGTAACCAGTTTCGTAGAAACGATCATAAAGGTTAATTCCGTCATATCCAGTATCGGATGCGTCGGTGTTACCCGGTGTTTTATAAGGTTGATAATGTGTATTATCAACTGGATTTCTATCCTGAATTTTAGGAATGAAATAGAATAATTTACCAATTGGTAAATTCATAGCTTGTACTGACACGATGTCATTAGCTAAAAGTTTCGAGAATACCCTACGAATTATAGGAAAAACAACAGTTTCGAATGAACCAGATGAATCGGACACAGCCGCTTCATTGATAAGATAAGAAGCTTGGTTTTCATATAACTGAGCGATATTGTCTTTTTCGTGACCCTCAAGATCCTCTAAGAATCCAAGTGAGTCCCATTTTTTAATGGTATCTTCTTTGATAACTCGTAAATGTTTTAGTCCGATGTTACCAACCATACCTGAGTCTAATAGTGCTCCCATTTTAAATAGTATTTTTGTTTTAAAGTTTTATTATTATTATTATTAAAATTTATAACCCATTAAGTGTTTCATCCTTGAGAATTGTTCGTTTTCGTAAACTTTCGATTCTGATAACATATCAGAAGATGATTTACCTTTTGTGGGTTCGGAGATTTTATCGGCAATGGCTTCCGTTATCGGTTTACCGCTGTCAAATTCTTTTAAAATTGTTCCATAAAGAGTTTTCGCTTCCTTTATAGTAGAAACAGCATCAAATCTGCCTAAAATTGCTAGTTTCTCTTTTTTAGTTGTTGTATGTTCTGTAAACAATCTTGTCGCGTATGCAAGATTAGCATTGAATACAGCTACTTCATTTAATTTTTCTTTGAATAGAACCAACGCCTTTTTATATTGGTCATTTTGTTCCTTTAAGACTTTTACTTGTTCGTTAAGTGATGCACCTGAACCAGCACGCCATTTTTTTGACGAAGCTTTTCCGCTTGCATCTTTTAAACCAGCTCTTTCATTCGGACCTCTATTTCCCCAAGGGTTTGTTTTATTTCTTAACGCTTCAGTTTGTTCACCTTTTGCAACCGTTTTTCTGATTTTATTCCCGCTTTGTACAGCGTCACCTTCACTATTTGTGAATGGGTCACCGTCTGCGGAACTTGGTTCACCACTTTTCCCTGCCGGGTTACTTGTGGATAATCCCTTATCTGTTCTTTTTTTGGTTAGGTTTTCCCCTTCGCCTTTTGCGAATGGGTCGCCATCACCAGCACTTGGTTTACCACCTTTCCCTGCTGGGTTACTTGTGGATAATCCCTTATCTGTTCTTTTTTTGGTTAGGTTTTCACCTTCACTTTTTTCAAAAGGATCGTTTTCGTCCTCTGTTACGTCGCCTTCGTCACACTCATCACATTCTTCTTCATCTTCTTCATCTAATTCAATTTCATAAATGTTTTCATCTGAAATTTCATCGGAATCTTCATAAGAACCATCATACTGTTCATCTAACTTAATAATGAATTGATCATCTTCAGTTTCGACTTCAAGCATATCACCGTCTCTTTTAACGATAACGCCATCTTCAGGTTTCATTGCCCTAAAAACTTTAGTAACTTCTTCTGGAGATGCATCTGTCATATCAAGAACTTCATCATCATCATCATCATCATCATCATCACCTAATTCATCATCAAGTGTGTTTTCAAAATCCGAATCTTCGGTTGAAGGTTCATCATCCATTGGTAGGTCGTCGGTTATCGAAGTGTCATCATCACCATCTACTGGTACATCTTCATCTTCTCCATCAGGACCAATATCGCCTAAATTGTCGATATCATCATCCTCTTCTTCTTGTTCAAGCAAATCTTTTATCTCTTCCTTCATTGTTGAAGCAAGTATTCCTTTTGCATTTTGCTTTACGGCTTCTTCAAGTGTTTCGACTTGAAGTAACGCTTGTTCTAAGATTGTTGGTTTTTTTTCCATTAAGTTTGTTATGTTTTAGTAATAAATATTAATCTTTTCGAAAAAAGTTTGTTTTATTAGGTTTATTATTCAAATAAAAATTATTATTTCCCTAAAAAAGTGTTTAAATTATTCATTAAGGATTTCATTTTGTTTGTCTGTGGTTCAACAATGGGTCCTTCTTCTTCTTGGAATTGATCACGATCTTCTAAGTTGGCAAAAATATAAGCCCCCGGAGTTGATGGTGAAGAAACAAGGTCAAAACACACAATTTCAAAATCATCTTGAACTATGTTTTGCTCGTTAACTTTTTTCAATGACCCAACCCCACGCGAGGATATACCTAATGAAGCTCCATTCATTAATAAATTAGCGGCTTGGTCGCCCTTACAACTTATAATACCCATTTTCTTCCAACCCGGAGAGGTATATATTTTAACTTTTCCCATTAAAACATTACCATCCCACCATGTTTCTAATATGGAATGGGAAACTCTGTCTAAATCGATAAGTGAGGAAGAAGGGTGGTTTAATTCACTTAGTGCACTACTTTTTTGGATTACGGATTGGTAGTTATCGTTTTCTCGTCTTAGAATTGACTCTGGATATATTCTACCATTTTTATTTGGGACACCATATTTTTGTAAAACAGCAAAAAGGACTAGCTCACCCATGAAGTCTAAGCCAGACATTGCTTCTGAAATTAATTTCTTGTTGGTTGGATCGTTGGGGGAAATATACCCATCGTGTTCAATAAGAATTCCCGTACCAACTTCATTTGGGCCTAATACCTTCATTTATAGTTTTAACTATAAATACATTGATATTGGTAATTATTTTTTATTTTTGTAAAAATTAAAAAGAGCCGTATTGGTAAGTTTGTTATTAATAATGTCTTCGGATAATGATTTAACGAAATGTTTTATGGAAGTATCTTTAATATCAAATTGTTTTTCAACAAATAATGTTATTTCAAGATTCATAAATGATTTTTTATCTAATTGTACCCCTTTTGTTCGAATATCTAAATCAACAATTGATTCTTTTCTAAAAAATTCGTGGTTTAGGTTGTAGATTCCAAGTTTTATGTCATTTCTGGTTTTATTGATGATATGGTTATAGTCATCAAGTTCTTTAGGGATAACCCACGAATTTAATGTGATATAAATTGTTTTTAGATTTTTATAGTCTATTGTTCCATATCCAATCTTTACGTTTTGATGGTATCCCATCGGTATAAATTTTCCTGTTTTCATTAAATGTTTCCATATTATAATAATTTTATTGGTTACAATTAAAATATAAGGAAAAAATTTGGAAATAACAAAAATTTTTTGTATGGGCAAAAAAAAATGGTCTTAAACAAGACCATCTTTTAGTGTTTCCAATTTAACTAAGTTAAATCGGGTGGGTAATATGTTTTCAACCTCTTCTTTAACAATTTCTAATTTTGTTGATAATTCAGGATCGGAATTTTCTGTTAATAAATTCGAAACTTTTTCTAATATTGTTTCTTGTAATTCACTAACATTTTCTTTAATATCATTTGAAGACATAGACATAATTGTTTTTAATCGTTTTTTCTCTTCTTCATTTAATTGGTTTTCAAATGACATATTAAAAACGTTTGATAATGTTGCAAATAATAAATGTTCATTTGTTACAACTTTTTTGTTTTCTCTCACAATTAGTTTTTCAGTTGTTAAATGCTTAATTAATTTTTCCTTTGCAATTATTTTTGAATCTATATTGTGTATTGTTGGTTTAGATAATAATATATCTAAATTTTCATACAATGGGTTTGTTTCATACTCAACATCGCCAATTAAATCATTTAAACGAGGAAGAAAATCTAAGGTGTTTTTATACTTAGTTTCTAATAATGGTATGATTTCATCTAAATATCGTGTTGCGTCTGATATGTTTTTAAAATATTTGTTTTCTATTTCTTCATAAAACACATATAAATCACGATAATCTTTATTTTCTTTTAATAAAGAAATTATTTCTTTTATTTGTTTCTTTTCTTTATTAGTGTAAGCTTCGACTAAACGCGTCAAAATTTTACTCTTTGATATTCCTATTTTTTTACTCATTTTCTTTAAATTTATTGATATCGTCTTCTGTTATTATATCTGTTAACACAGCTTCTATTTCATAAATATTTCGATTTGCTTTCTCCATATCAAATAAATCTTCTAATTTAAGATTTTCATCATCACCTAACATCGATAATATTTTATCTTTTTTAGTTGTATTCTCTTCAGCTAATGGTGGTGGTGGTGCTTCACCCTCACCCCCTATTGGTGATGCAGGTAGACCTCCCATTTCAGCACCAAGTGGAGCTCCCATACTCAGTCCACCGCCGCCCAATCCACCCATTTCATCACCCATAGCAGCACCGGGAGCAGGCATATTGGCTTCCATTTCTTCTCTTTCTTTTTCTGAAATACCATATTTTTTATCGACCTCATCAAACACACCAGTTCTTCTAATGATATTTTGTGTTTGAGTTAATTCAAAACCAATTGCTCTTTCAAGTCTTTGTTGTTGTAAGTCAAGAATAATCTCATTATTACTCATACCTAACATATTCTTCTTAGCAAACGTATGTGAAACAGGAAGGATACCAATTTGTGATTGGTCAGATGTTGCGTCTTTATACAACATAATTTTTTCTTTCCATTGTTCGATTCTAAGTAAATCAGATTGTGCGGATGGATTAGTTAACGCTAATGTGAAATTATGTAGTTCATCTTCTAACCCTAATAGGTATAGATGAACTAACGCAATTTTATTTAGTTCGTGGATTAACGATTTTTGAATTTTATTGATTGTTCTTGCGAATCGAATATCCATTAACGCAAGTTCTTTTCCATTTCCAACAACTTCTTCGAAACCTAAGAATGCTTTTGGAATACGAAGAGCGGCCATTAATTTCTTTTGAATATATTCTATATCCGCAATTTCGCCCAAATTCTGAGCTCCGGGTAAAGTTTCAATCGGGCTTGATTGTGAAGCGTCACGAACAGGAATAAAGTAATCTTGATCAACAGCTAATTGATTATATCTCATATCAACATTACCATTTCTTTGGTCAACAACTTGATCTCTTTTAAATTTGTTAGCAACACGCTGTACATAAGGCTCAATGTCTTTATCATCCATATTACCAACGAACACTTTAAAAACCCTTCTTTCAGGTGCTCTTGATATCCTATATATTAACATTGCATCTTCAGATAATAGAAGTTGTTTCCAAATTCTTCTAATTTTATCTAACATTGATGTACCATAAGGAAGTTTACGATCATCACCTAAAATTCTAAAATGACCAATTTCCCACGCTTGAAATTCCATATCTTTATTCTTCCAAGCAAATCGTAATTCACGACTTGGTTTCTCGTTTGTGTTAACAATATTTAGACTAACAGTATTTGATGTTGCACCCTCAATTCTTTCAATTTCAATATTAGGTAACTGTTGACAACCAACTATACCCTTATCTGGGTGAATTTTTAAATATATAAAATCATCACCATATTTACACATACCCCTACACCACATTTGTAAATTGGTATCGATATCTAAAATATTCTTAAACAAATCGTTTAGAACTGATTTAATTCTTTTTGATTCCGAATTAATTGTTAAAATTTCCCCCTTCTCAGACATTGTTGTGGATTCTTCTGCGTATATATCTAATGCCGCAGAAATCTCTGGGGTAAATTCCATACTTTCAAAATCGTAATATGCTGATAACCTATTTGGTTCGTAATATACCGACTGATTATATAGTGATTGATCAATCTTAGACCACCTATCGGCAATAAATTGTGTTTGTTGAGCCTGTAATTTGGCTTTTTCAAAATCTTCCCTACTATCTGTTTTTAATATCTCGTCTTTGGAAAAATTAAATGATGGTGGTTGCTCCGCTGATTGTCCCAGAAAACCAAAACTTCTGGTCAATTTTTGAAACGTGGTTAAATTATCTTTTTCTGCCATAACTATAAATACAAATTAATTAGTTGAATTTAAACTTTTTTGTTTTAAAAATCAAGTGGTATCTGATTCTTTTGGTGGTTTACCAAACAACCACGAATATTCCCTATACGCGTCTTTTGGAACATCCATCGGATTATATTCGTGAAATACCACCTCATTTGATTGTGTTGTCATAGAACCCACAGCATCAAGGACTGAACCATAACTATAAAATGATTTCTCTGTGTCATATGTCTTTTGTGACATAACCCACGAGTTTAACATCGCTTTATTTTTTTCCTCGTTCCTTTTCAATTGGGTGAAACAAATATCACCCGCATACAATGCAATACCAATACTCATAATAGAATCATCGTGGTATCCTTTCATATGGTCTGGTCTACCATTTATATACACAAAAGTACCCATTTCATTAACTAAACGAATTGACCGCACTAAAAACCCATGTCGAAGTTGTTCTTCAAAGGCTGCAACAATTTGTGTTCTTTTATTATTGAAATTAATACCGGGAATTTTATCCTGAATTTTTTTCATTTTCTTACTATCCACCCACACATCCTTTGTGTTTACACCATCATAGAACAAATCTCTATATCCCAATTCTTGTAGTTTACGCGATGTTGCAACTCCCATACCCCCCGTAATATCTACTACAATAAACGCTTCATAAAAAAGACCCCATTTATAAGCAACTGATGCTAAATCATCTGGTGGTATTTTTCCGATATATTCCAATACTTGTTCCTGTTCATCAAAATCAATTATATTAATTGATGAAAAATCATCACTATCCCCACGACTAACATCAACACCCATAATATAACGATGACCCTCAACTGGTTCTTTCCATTGCCACATTGTACCACCCATATATTTTTCATTCGGATCCCTAAGCATTGTTTTCTTGATCCTTTCAACTGTTTCAGTTGGAATTACATTATCCCCTGAACCAAGAAAATCACATTCAAGCTCTTGCGACATTCTACGTTTGTCATACTTGAATTTTTTTGCCATTTTTTCGTACCACGATGAAAAAGGTTTATATCCTTGTTCAACCATTTTTGGATAATCTTCTTTTGAGACATCGTAAACAGTAATTTCTTCATCATTATATTCGCCCCTATTAAGTAGATATTCAACTGCGTCTTTAACCTTAACCCACCTTAAATCTTTGGCATAACGTGGATCGTGATACCAAGTTAATTCTGTAATTTTAAAATCATTTATTTTACGAACCGCTTGGTCATAAATTGAATAGTAAATAGGGTCGTGTCCATTTGGGGTGGAAATCAAAATAACCTTACCACCAGTAGATAACGCAGCCATAGAAGCCGCCCAAAAATCCTCACCCGCTTCAATATATGCAGCCTCATCGAATACAAGTATTGTTGGGGTATAACCACGAAGGGCATCTTTAGATGAAGCAACAGCTTTTACTTCACAACCATTTAATAGTCTATAACGACTTTCGGAATTTTTATTAGGGTCAAAACCAACATTTATC